TTAACCAGAGTGGAGGTCTTAGTGAAGATGCCTATGGTGCTTTAGAAAAGGCAGGTATTCCTCCAACTTTAGTAGACTCATGGCTTGAAGGTCAGAAAGCAGTGAGTCACCAACTTCAATCTACTATCCACAATTCTGTGGGGGGTACTGAAGCCTACAACCAAATGGTTGAATGGGCATCTGATAACTGGGGTCCAGAAGAGATTGATGCTTTTAATCAGTCTGTGGACTCCACTAACATGAACCAAGTTATGCTGGCAGTAAGAGGGTTACAAGCCCAGTATAGTCTTGCTAATAATGATCCCTCATTATATTCAGGAGATGGAGGTTCAGTATCTCCTAATACTTTTGAATCTCTGAACCAAGTCACTGAAGCAATGAAAGATCCACGCTATGCTAATGACCCTGCATATCGTAGGGAAGTGGAAACTTTGCTTCAAAATTCTAACGTCATATAACTATTTACAAAATTAGTCTTTGCCCTTTGCGAAGGATAACACTGAACGAAATTGCACTTAGAAGTATCCACGATAGAGTTCGATTATCTAATATAACATTTTTCTAAAGAAAGAAAATATGGCTGTTAATTATAGTCCAATTAGATCTGGACAAACGAACGCTACAGGAGATGCCAGAAGTCTATTTCTCAAGCTATACGCAGGGGAAGTCCTTACAGCGTTCCAAACACGTAACGTCATGATGCCTTTGCATCGTGTACGTACTATTTCTAAAGGGAAGTCAGCACAATTCCCGATGACAGGTAAGTTTCGTTCTGCGAGTTATCACACTCCAGGTAACGAAATTACTCCTAGCACTGCAAAGCAGGGTGAAAGAATTGTCAGTATTGATGATCTCTTAATCAATGCTCAGTTTATTGCTAACATTGATGAGGCGATGGCTCATTATGATATTCGATCCATCTACACTCAAGAAGCAGGTTATGCTCTTGCCAAAGTAGCAGATCAGAATCTTTTAAGAACTGCAATTAAAGCAGGTCTTTGTGATAACAGTGCTGTAGCAGAAACCGCAGGAATGATCCAAGAGATTGGTGCTGGATTTGATGATGAAGACTTTACCAACAATGTATTTATTGGTGGAGCAACTGGATCAGCCGCTAATTTAGTAGAAGATCCTAGTGAAATTGCTCATGCTATTGTGCAAGCCAGAAGGATTCTTGAAAATGCAGCGGTCCCAGGCGATCCTGTTGTAATACTACCTACTGATCTTTACTATAATATGTTTAAGATGAATGGTAGTAATAACTTAAACGATCTCGTAATCTTCAATAGAGATGTTGGAGGTGGAGGAAGTGTAGTAACTGGTGATGTACCTATGATTATGGGTATGCCGTTAGTAACCACTCCTCACATGGGAAGTTTTAGTGGGTCTACATGGTCAAATAGCCTCTGGACTCAATCAGGAGCAGGTGCTATAGCTGTCACAACTGATGCTGATCCTTTATCAGGAGAATCAGGAAGAAATGGTCAATACAATGTTCCGTTAGCGAGTACTGCAACTGCAAGTATGGGAACAGACAACTTGTCTGATCTCGCAGTGCGAGTAGTTGGAATGGTTATGACTCAAGATGCTGTTGCTACAGTTAAGTTGATGGATCTTGCTGTTGAATCTGAGTATCAGATCATCAGACAAGGTACGATGACTGTGGCTAAATATGCTATGGGTCACAACGTATTAAGGCCAGCCGCTTGTGTCTTGTTACTACAAGGTACAGGATAATCCTTTTTAACTAAGGGTAGACTAGAGACTAATATCTCTGGTTTACCCTTTTTTTTCCTTTTTATATTATGTCTACAAGTCCTACTACAGTCTTAGAAGCTGTTAATACAATGCTCACCAGTATTGGTGAAGCACCTGTCAATAGCCTGACTTCAGGTCTTGAAGATGCAGAATTGGCAGAAAGCATTTTATTAAATGTAAATCGAGAAGTCCAATCAAGAGGTTGGATTTTCAATACCGATTTAGAATACACTCTTTATCCTGTTGCGGATGGAACAGTTCATTTACCAAACAATATTATACGTATAGATACAAGCGATAAAACCAGAAGTTCTAAAAAAGATATAATAGAACGTGGTCGTAAAATGTATGATAGAAAAAACAACACTTTTAATTTAACTGAATATGCTACTGAAGGATTAAAAGTAGATGTTGTTGTTCTTGTTGATTTTATAGATTTACCAGAACCTGCTAGAAGATATATTGCTATACGTTCTGCAAGAATATTCCAAGATAGAGTTCTCAGTTCACGAGAATTACATGGGTTTCAAGAGGTTGATGAAATGCAAGCATTGACTGAACTTAAAGATTACGAAGGTGAACAAACAGATTATAATATATTTGATAGCTATGATGTGTATCGTGTGGTGGATAGATCCGTGGCTACTTACACAGTTAATCCTGAAAATTCAAGATTAAATTATTAATATGAGTTTAATATCTAAAAGTATTCCTAACTTTGTGAACGGAGTTTCTCAGCAACCTCCGTCATTACGTTTAGAATCACAAGGAGAACTCCAAGAAAACGCTTTATCGTCTGTTATTAACGGACTAGAAAAACGTCCTGCATCTCATCACATTAAAGATCTGGGAACTATTACGGACATGGATGATGCGTTTGTTCATGTAATGCGTAGAGATGAAAACGAAGCGTATCTCCTTGTTGTTAAAGATAACTCATTAAGAATTTTTGATCTCACAGGTTATGGTACTGGTGCTATAGGAACTGAAGTAAATGTGTATAATGGTAGTGGTACAACTTCTGGGTATTTACTAAGTGCAAACCCAAGTGCGTACCTTAATTTTGATAGTGGTAGTAGTACAGCTTTAGAAAACATAGCTTTCAAACCTACCAGTATTGCGGCTACTACTGTGGCTGATTACACGTATGTATGTAATAAAGAATTTACAGTAAAAAAGAAAGCTACTACGTCCATAACAAGACCTTATGAAGCTCTAATATATATTAAAGGAGCAGATTATGGTATGACTTTTACAGTAACAGTTCACTACGATAGTACTACAAATAAAAGCACTGATTACGACACTAAATTTACTACCCAATACACGTTACCAGATGGTACAGTACAACAAAAACAATCTTCTAATACTCCTTCTGATGGTGATGGAAGTGCTACTAATGCCCAACTCAATAACCAAGGAACTACGCATTCAACCAACGTAGCCCAAGCACTATTTGATGAATCTCCGTTAGTCGTTGGAAGTTTAAGCATCGGTACTGGAACTACTCCTCCACCTGTAGTTAAAACTGGGGAAGTCATCAGCAAAGGAACTACTTCAAACGCTTTACGTTTATTACCAAAAGCTAAAGGATTTGGAGTTCACTATGAAACATCTGATGGTGAATTAAATGCTAGTTATGAGACTGATGCTGGGGTTATTGCTAATGAGACAAGAGAGGGAGGAACTGGAAGAAAACGTGGAACTACTTCAATTATCCAGATATACAATACTGAACGTCCCTTTAGTGTTGAAGTAGATGACGGACAAGGAGGAACCTATATTACAGCAGTTGTTTCAGATGGAGGTACTAGAAGTTTTGCTGATCTTCCCCCTTCAGTTCCTGAAGCGTATGACGAGATAACTAAAAAACCTTCGGATAATACTGTAATAAGTCCTGCATATACTGGAAAATTAGTTACTGCTAGAGTACAAGGAGATAAAAAATCAAATCAAGATGATTTCTATGTACAATATGATGGTGAAGTTTGGGCCGAAATAGCTCAACCTATGTTTCCCGAAAGTGATGCAACGAATAGACGAAAAGAACTAGATGAAAGTACTATGCCACACACGCTAGTACGTAACTTTTATCCTGATGGAGATACTCAGTACGGATTAAGTACATCTACATATAATCTAGTATACTTTGATTTTACTTCAACTACCTATGCTCCCAGAAAATCAGGGGATAACACTACTAATCCGTTTCCTTCTTTTGCATTATACAATGAAACTTCAAATCCATTAGGAGCATACACTATACGTGATGTATTCTTTCATCGTAA